GACGTTGCGCGCCATATTGCAGTCCGTACGCTGCAGCGAGTCTGAGGGTCCGGCGGTATTGCGTGATCCGGCGTTCTGATTCAGGGCCACAGCCTTGGCCGACACATCCTCGCGCGCTTGCCCCGTCTGGTAATCAGATACTCCCGAAATCGATTTGATGTGCTCCTCAGCCTTGTAGCTGAAACGGTCAAGTCCCTGCGGTGTTTGGTTGGGAGTGATCTTGTCGAGGCCATCCATGTCGGTGAGTTCCACCACCAGTCCGGTCTCAGCGCCGCGTGTTTCCAGCTCCTCGACGGTCATGTTGGTCATCGCGCCGGTCTTCACCTTCCAGCCGCTGTTCGCGGTGGTGTTGATGACGTGCAGCTCTTGGCTCGTGACTTTGTTCAGGTATTCCTGAGGATCTAGAAGGTTTTCAACCAGACCGATGGTCCTGCCGTGGCGGAAGTACGGAAAGTACGGAATGATGGTGAAGTGTTTATAGGGGCTCCACGCCTCGTGCAGAACAAAGTTGTCCGCCGTGACGATCCACTTGATGCGCTTCACCAACTTTTTAGTGATTCCCAGATTGAACTGCGACTGCGCCATGGCAATGCGCTCTTTGTTCCAATTATCCGGGACTGGTCGCAGATCTCCCGTTGCGAGGTCTACAAAATGATCTTGGCGCGTGAGTTCCTTGTATTGCCGCTCGATGATGCGGATATTGCGCATGACGGCGGTGTCGTCAGTCGCCCCCATGTAATAACTGTCCGCGCGCGGCCGCCCGAACCGGTCGCGCTCAAGGTCGATGGAGTCGTATCCATAGGGGAACATACTCGTGCCACGCCCCTTGAGCGATTCAGCCTTGTCCTTGCCGTACAGCATCTCGATGTCCTGCCACGTTAACCACTTCGTGGTCATCACATCGTTCCATGTGTCGGGGTCATAGTCCTCGGCGTCGGGATCAATCAGGACATTCTTCGGATTCAGCCGTTCAATGCGCACCTCGCCCCGCATTGAGTCGGTGAAGTCCAGCCGCGCGTCGAAATACCCCCGGCTGGAGATAATGCCGTCAACAAAAACGTCCGTTCGCTTCCAGTCGAGCTGATTCGAGTCCGCGATCTGCCTGAAGACCTTCGTCAGGGTTTCTGCTGTTTCGACCGGCGCGCCAGAGCGGGGCTGGAAGGAAATATCCGTTCGGTTCTGGATCTGCTCGCCCATCACGTTGCCGATGGTGCTCAGAATCTTGTTTATAGTCAGCGCGGGGCGTCTGGCAAGTGCCAAAGTAGCTCGGTCAATGGGGTTCCACTGGTCGCCGGAGAAAAAATCGTTGCATCGGTCGGCCTTCTTAACAAAATCAGCGTGGCCCATGTCTCGGATCTGTTGGTAGCGCGTCCACTGACGTAGTGCGGTATCCATTTGTGCCTGTTCGGTCATTATTTTACTCCACTACGCAGTCATATGGCTGGAACCTGTGCGGTCAACCTCGTTCAGTTTGTCTTTCCAACTCTTGGGCTTCTTCGGCTCTGCCTTCTTGGGGGGTGCTGACCCCACCGCGAGCGTTGTCGCCCACGCCAGCGCGTCAACAATATCATCGTGTGCGCCAGCGGGGAAGCGCAGCAGTTCTTTCTTAACCACCGGGAGCCAACTGGCTCCGGAAGGGAAGAACACTCTCCCCTGCTGCATCCGCCCCTGCAAAGGTCTGGCTCTCGCCATCTTGTCGGTTAGGGGGGTGAGTTCCTTGTACGGCGGGTATTGGCTCCGCTCCGCCATGCGCTTTTCGAGCAAGGGCCGTATGGACTTCCAAATCTGCCCGTCTTCGAAGCCTATAGTGAGTGGGGCCGTAGGTTCTGATCCCCAGCGCATCGCCGCGTCGAGAATCTCCTCAATAATTGTGAAGCTATCCTCTTTAAACCGGATCACTTCCACGCAGTGCAGGTAATCATTCTCGTCCTGTATGAGGGTCACGCCGACGGTGTAATCGTTCTGCTGCTTCACACCGATCGCGAAATCCCATGCCTGAAAGACCTTCCGCCCGTAGTGCGCCGGGGGTGTCGGCTCCAACTTAATATACTCTTCCCGGAAATAAATACCTTCGTCCGGTACAGGGTTCTGCTGGTACAGCGCTGACCAAACGCGCGGCGGCTGGTTAGCCTTCAATCTCCGGATCATCTGCTCGGTGAATCGTTCCGGGTGCAGCGCCTCTCCGGGCATCCGTAGCAGGGTGTAGGTTTCATCAAGCTTGTCAGGTACGGACACGCCCGCCGCGCGTTGCGGCAAACGGAGTTCTTCGTGAGCAGGGTCCAACGGCTCATCGAACCGATCGATCAGGTCTGTCTCCTGATTACTGTACTCCCACTTCTCCGATTGCGCCGGGTACCGAATAATCTGGAATTGGTCGATGTCCTCGAACTCCTCAGGCTTCTCCGCTGCATCGGCCATCCTTTGCTGGAGCCTACCCGCTAGATCATCGTCGGACCAACAAGTCTGAATGAGGAGTACGCCGCCGCCGGGGGCAAGTCTGGAGTACGCCGTCGACCAGTACCAGTCCCAAAGTGTGTCGCGCGTGACAATACTGTCCGCCTCCTGCTGGTTTTTGATCGGGTCATCAATCCCGAGGATGTGCGCGCCCTTCCCTGTAATACCACCACCCACCCCCGCTGCGGTGTAGCCACCGCCCGCCGTTGTATTCCACGCCTCAGCGCTCTGGGATTCCTTATCAATGTTGCAGTGGTCGAAAATCGCTTCGAAGCTCGGATCGCGGAGCATCTCCCTCACTTTCCTCGAAAACTTCATCGGTAGGTCGAGGTTGTACCCACAATTAATAAATTCCCACTCCGGGTGGTGGCCGAGGCACCAACCGGGCCAGCGTATGGAACCTAACTCGGATTTGCCATGCCGTGGGGGCACGAGGAGCATCAACCTCGGACTCAACTGGTTCTCAACGTCCTCCTTAAACTTTTCGAGCCGCCGCGCAATGTCATAGTGCACCCAGCCGGGGTCGTACAGGGGAAGAAAGCGCTTGGTGAATTCAATCAGGGAACGTCTGGCGAGGACACGCCGCGCTATTTCCCTGCGGACCTTCGGATCGAGGTCGTTGACGAACTGCGTTGGGGAGTCATCAGCCATAGGCAAAGAAAACCCTGTTTCTTTTACTTAGGGGGGTGGGTATGTAAAGAAAAACGCGTTTTCTATGCATTAGGAGGCTTCCGCGCCTTCAAACACTTCGGTGAACTCGCCTTCGATCGTGTCTGAGTCCTTATCAATCATTTCGAGGAGTTCGGCGTCTGTGAGCGTCTCCAATTTGTCCACCGCCCTCTTCGCGGTGATGTTGATGTCCAGAACGCGCTTCTCTGCGGCGTAATACCCGCACATCCGCCCTATCTCCCGCCACCCATTCACCATCGTGGCAGGTTCGGCCTGTATTTTCGCCATCTCAATGGCTTCGAGCATGCCATCCATAACCTTCTTCCGCGACATTTGGCTGGCGCGCTCGTATTTTCGCTGTAAGTGCTGCAGCGCCTCGTGGATCTTGGGTTTTTTCATGAGGCGGCTTGCCTCGACGTTAGCGTTGCCGTACCCGGCGGAGCGCGCAGCCATCGACTGGCTCTGCCCATGGAGCAGTGCGTCGACAAAAAGCTTCTGTTTCTGCGTGAGACTCAGCACCGGGTTGCCGGTGGCAAGGGACGTTTGCGAAATGGTGACTCTGGTCATAAAACCTTAATTTTTTTTACAGAATTATCAGCAGTTTAACCTGAAACGGGGGGTGGGGCACTTCGGTTTTGTTTTATCGGGATAAAAAAATAAAAAAAGGCCGAAAATGCGGGGGTTGAGGGGCTGTGGGTCCCCTCCCCCCTAACTCCACGCACACACCCCACTTCGGATTCGGATCTCCACCCGTCGATAGGGGTCCCAAAGGACGTTAGGTCGTGGTTTGCGAGCTGACGACAAGTCGGCCGTTCATCTAATCCTAGGAGTATCATCATGCCAAAAGCATCCGCAGTATCTCATCCTACCCTCACCATCACTGAGGCCGTAGGCACCACCGCCCGCTCAGCCCGTGACGCACAGCTCGGTGTAGTCCGTGGCTATGTAGCTGCGAGCGACCCTGTACTCGTCGAGGCCCGCAAGGTAGCCAATACGGCTCGTACAGCAGCCATTACGGCTAAGTTGCTGGCTGATCTGGCGCAGTAATCATAACCCCGAGGCTTTGGTAGCTCGGGGTTTTTCTTTGTTGTCCTGTGTACGGCAAGGCGTAGAGCCGGGTATCCGACACACACGGGGGGGCTACAGAGTAGTTCGGTTAGCAGTTAATCAGCCCTACTTATGTCGACAAATAAGTTAGGTAGTGGTCTGTGGTACAGAGGACCGGGCGGTTCTCCGACCATAATTCTCTGGAGTACAGCATCATGAATACTTTTCAAGCGCAGCGTCTGGGCATCACCGCTTTCATGGCATCGAACCGAGTAGACTTTGTTCTGGATGGGCCGGACATGGAAGAACCTGCTCGTTGCTCAGCCTTCTATGACAATGCGGACGCTAAACTGAAGCTGGATGGCAAACAGCTGAAGATTGAAGCCGTCTCTACGGATTCTGACGGTGAACCCAAGCAGGTCCAGATCAAGTGGGGACGCCGGATCATTAAACTCGGTCGTCGTAACCACGCATCTGGCCCGGTCAGTTTCTATCGCAGCCTTGAAGCTGGGAATGAAGCTGCAGGCCCTAAATCCGCAGCGGACATCTTGGACGCTTTGGGCAACTTCACCCCGTAATCGCTCGCTTGGATAGACGATAACCCCGTCGATCCAGGCTCCCTGACCTCGATGATTCTGTCATCGGGGTTTTTTTCTGCTTTCTTGTATACGGCCAAGCCCAGGAATTCGACACACACTAAACGGATGCGAATACTTCAGGTGTTGGAGAGTATGTGAGGTGAGGTTGATATAACCGTTAGGTTGATGTGAGTGTTGGCGTGTGTTTTACATGCCTATAGGAGGTTGATATGAATGTCTTTTTAGCTCACATAGATTTTATGCCGTTGTTCTATGGCGTAGTAATGTTCCTTGGTATTGCCTACATGTACCACAAATTACTCAATGGCCAACTTATAAGCGTTGGTATGGATATATTTGTGTTCTGGTTGGTATTCAGTCTGCACGGCGGCAGCATGGCTGGTGGTTTCTCCGCCATGATTGCTGCAGCACTCAGTAGCATGTTCTTCCCATGGATGTTCAGCCAGAGAATGAACAAATGAAATGGAAACGTATAAGACTCGTTAATACGCAGCAATGGACAGTCAAACCTGTTGCTGGGCATATGTTCAGAATAGGAGGCGATGCCTACAATTGCTGGTTCACTTTTGGCCACTACGCAGTAATTCAATTCGACCATAAAATGACATGGGAGTGGTGACCATGAACACTGAACTGCTACAAGAAATAGAACGCCAGTTATTGGAAGCAACTGGCATGCTCGCTATAGGGCATAACAAATTAGCTGCACCACAGC